CGGACATAACAAAGGAAGACATCATTGGCTTGATTCTAAAGGATTTAAGATGAAGTGGAGTATTTACTATGAACTTGGCGCATGGTTTGGGGAGGCTGAAGACTCAGAGGGCACTTACGCAACTTTTTCGCAGACCTCTGCAGAAAGAGTAGCTGTAGCTATTGACGCTGGTGACATTTTTCAAACTTCAGAATCAATAAAGGATACAAAATAATGCTTGCTACTAACAAACCTATGTTAGCCGATAATTCGGGTTGGCACCCAGAACTAGTTAAGGCCAACTTACCTTTACTTGGTTCTATTAAACTTGATGGTATCCGTATGCTTGTTGACAACGGCATTGGGTACTCTCGTTCACTCAAACCACTGCGAAACAAACAACTACAAGCTAAAGTAGCTGCAGAGGCAGACACTCTCCAAGGTTTTGACGGAGAAGTCGTCGTTGGTAATTTCACCGATGAATTTTGCTTTAAGAACTCTTCCCGTGCCTGTGTTAAAACAGACCTTGAAGCAGAGCACAAGTTCTATGTGTTTGACAGGTGGGATATGAACTGTGAATACACAGACCGACTTGCTGCCGTTAACGATGACCTCTGGGTATTTCCTTCAAAGTTTGCCCAGTTTCACGGTTCTGTTCTACTAAACACCTATGATGAAGTTATGGAGTTTGTTGAAGAACTACTACAGGATGGGCATGAAGGTGCTATCTTTAGACGGGGTGACGCACCCTACAAAAATGGACGAGCTACTGCTAAATCAGGTGGTATGTACAAGTACAAGTCTCGTGTAGACACTGAAATTGTTGTAACAGGCTTCTTTGAAATGCTAGTAAACAACAACCCAAAAACAACAAACGAGTTGGGCCGCTCTTCGCGATCAATTCATAAAGAGAATATGATTCCTGCAAACACCCTTGGTTATATCGAGGGCACAGGCTTCTTTGAAGATGGTACTCCATTTAAGACCAAAGTGGGAGTATTTAAGGGCTTTACTAAAGCAGATCTTCAAAACATTTGGGATAAAAAGGAAAAGTTCCTTGGCAAGCTCATGAAGATCAAGTACATGGGTGTGGGTTCTGACCTTGCACCACGAACACCTGTTGCCTTAGGGTTCCGGGATGAAATTGACACAAGTAACTAAATAAGGATAAATACTAATGGACCAATTTGTAAAAGAAGAGACTGTTACTACCCGAACTGCTAAACAGGTGGTAGATGGTCACGTTAACTCCAACGAAGCGCTAATCAGTGTTAAGCCTACCTCTCATAAACGGGCTGTGTATTTGACAGTTGGTGCGCGGCATGAGGATGCTTGGGCAGCACACTTTAACAAAGAAGACCTCGGTGATCTCATTGACATCTTGTTCAACATCCGAGGCACCATGGGGGACATAGATTGAATAAGGAGAAACAAAGGAGAGATCACACAACTGCCATGGCTCTTAAAATGGCAAAAAAGAAATTAGATATGTGGTCTCATTATTCTGCTGAAGACATTGGCACTACAGCAGGAAAGATACTCAAGGCTCTCGATGCAGAATTAGAAAAGGGTGTGAACAAATGACTAGATTTATGAAAGCTTTCTTGATAAACTCATGTTTTGTTTCGGTTTGGTTTGCAGCATTTTTCGTGTTAGGCACCTCGTTTGGTGGTGGCGCTGCTTTTGCGTTTATTGTTGCTACCTTTTTAGTTTTATTATCGTACCTTTTTACAATACTAATGACAGGAGATTGGTAAGTTAAGATGCAAACAGTAGAGTATGATAAGAACGGCGCAGTAGTTACAGCTCTGTGTACTAAAGGTAAGAATGGTGATGTGGAAGTCCAGCTAAACAATGATGGAAGTATTATCATTATGCAGCACGACCTTGAGGAAGGTTTTACAGAGGTGATTCAAATGACTGCAGATCACTTTGTTGACTTGTTCAATTGCTTTGAAGACATAGAGAAAATTCGGCAATTAGGGAAGGTAACAAAATGAGTTTGTTTAAAGAAGGCGACATAGCACTAAAGGTAAGCTACCCAAGGTTTTATGGTGTAAGATCTTATGCAACTGTTGAGATTGGAAAAATCCACGAAACAGGTAGGCTTACCTTACTCGGTGATAAAGCTCAGTGGACACTGCGTAAGGGCTACAAAAACATTCCTGATTGTTTTACCCCCGCAGGTAAGGACTGCTATGGTCAATTTCAACTGTACCCAATGAGTAAAGAAATGGTTGCAGAGATTGTGGCAGAGCGCAGTGCTTATAGAGACTACATTAATCTAAGGAAAATTGGTGAGGCCCTTTCTAGGGTTCGTTGTGTGGAAGAGGCAAGTGCTCTTTGGAAAGTTATGCCACAGGCCTTTAAGGACTTGATTTTGGAAAAGGAAAAATAACTATGTTACCTTGGTTACTCATTATTAACAGCCATGATGTATCTTGCGAGTGGTTTGAAACAAAAAGTGAGGCATGTGTAAGAGCTATGAAAATGAAGGGTTCTCATTGTGAGGTAATTGGTGCAGTTAGTGTTAGGAACTTTGTAGAAGGTAAGAAAGTATCATCTTTTAATTTGGAGACTAAAAATGACTAAAACTAATGGTACACAAACAGCGCCTAAAGAACGACACACAAACTTAATGAAGGCCGGAGACGTTATGGTGTGTACGCATAGTGCCTCCTTTGCTTACGTGGCTGGGGCAGAATACACAGTCTACAATAATGACAAGGGCTGGGCCTGTATGAAGGGTAAAGACGGTTTGGAAGATATTTGCAGTATGTTGATCAGTAGTTTTAAAAGGGTTTCAAAATGAACAACATACCTAAAACACTTGAAGAACTAAACGAAGGTTTCATCTGGACTGCAGATAAAGCCTTAGACAACTGGCGTGTGCTACATGAAGATAAAATTGGTTACTACAAAGGTGATTGTGATGATTACGCGGTAACGGCTGCTTACATTGCAAGTGGCTCAAGCTGGGGTCGCTTTTGGTGGAAAGTCATTACCCGTCAACACGTATTCTGGTGGGGCCGAACGAGACTTAACGAAAACCACGTTCTACTGTGGGTAAGAGGTAAGGGATGGATCGACAACACCAACCCCGCCTATGGCAAGCGCGTCCTTCGTGTGTTCCTGCCAATCCCAGTTTTCATCGTAGCCTTTCAACTGGCACACGGGAAGTTTCAAACATACCTGAGAGGTAGAAAAACATGAGTATGCGTGACCAGATTGCAGAGATTATCATTCTGGAAGAGCTGCTTCTGACATACCAAGAACTAGCAGATGAAATCGTAGCCGCCCTGCCTGACATGATTGCGCCGCTGGTTTGGGAACTTAAATCTCCAGATGACCAACCTTATTGGCTGGCTAAGGGTTACAAAATACAGTCAATGCCGCACGATACATGGGAATGGAATGGGTGTTTCTTCACTGGTCCTAATGCAGCCAAAGCAGCAGCCAACGCCCACCACCGCGCTGCTATTATGGCAGCATTTACAGGAGAGACAACAACATGATTATGAACCTAGAAGTATACAACAAGATCGCCTTAGATTTCCTAGAAGAAGGTACAACAGACGAGCACCTGTTTGTTGGCCTTTCTAGTGAAGTAGGTGAAGTCATGCAAGAGCGAATGTTAGAAGTTCGAAAGGGGGAAAACTGTACTGTCCCTATTGTGCAAGAACTTAGTGACGCGCTCTGGTATATTACAGTAATTGCTCACAAGAGAGGTTACACTCTGTCAGAACTTATGACTTACAACATAAACAAGCTTAGTGATCGTGAGCTTAACCCTAAGTGATGATTTTAGTAAGGAAGGGTTTCCTTGTAGAGATATGGTATGGACTACCTAATGAGCCGGAAAGTGATTTTATCGGCTCTTTTCATTACACTCTTTGTAAGGAAACTATTGCAGCAATTAAAAAATTTGAGCAATCAGAAGGAAGATAACTATGGTACAACCAACCACAGAATCATATAGTGATAAACAAGACACTACTGACAAAGAAACATTATCAAGATACCGAATGGCTCTAGAGGCAATTATCTTAGTAAGTAGTAGTACTGCTGTAGTAATTGCTAAGAGAGCATTGGATGGTAACTACAAGTAAACTAAGGACGAAAAATACTGCCGACTAATGACCAAGACTTAACAGGAAAGTTGATATGGATAAGGATATGATGATAGCCCTGCAGAAGGATGCAGCTATGCTTGAAGCAATGGGGGCAGGTGAGCAACCTTTGGCTTTCTTTACTGATGGATGGGAACAAATTTGTGGTAACTGTCTAACAGAACTGGCAGACTATGATAGTAATACCTGTTTAGGTTGTGAAGCTTACAACAAACACCAACAATAACAAGGAAACAACTCTATGATTGCATTAATTGATGGAGACCCGCTAGTATACCAAGCTTACTGGCATGTTAAACGAACTTATGAAGCATACCGAAAAAAGCTTAAGAAGCGTTTCACTGATGGTGAGATTGATGAAGAACACTACAATGGGCAATTAGTTTTGGCTGAAAAGTCTTTTGCTAAAAATGGTTTTGCTAAAGCTAAAACTAACATGGACATGCTGCTAGAAAACATTCTGAATGAGTTGTTTGTTGATGAGTATGCTATTGCTGTTGGTGGTGTCGGTAACTACCGACTTGATATTCACCCTGAGTATAAGGCTTCTAAAACACGGGCAGTTGCCCGAAGTAGTAAACCTGTATGGTTTAATGATCTAAAAGACTACCTTGCAGCCAAAGAGGAGTCTATCTCAACACACGGCTACGAGGCAGATGACCTGCTACGTATCTGGTCTAATGATTGTAAACGTACTAACACTGACTACATTATCTGTTCAATTGACAAAGACCTAGACTGTATCGATGGTAAGCACTACATCAACATTCACCCAACAAAACCTAAACACCAGTACGAAATTACAGCAGAGTATGCTGAATGGTTTTACTGGTATCAAGTACTTATGGGCGATGGTGTTGATAACATACCGGGAATTAAGAACTGTGGACCTAAAAAAGCAGCCAAAATCCTAGAAGAAGTAGAACCTTGTGACTACCAGAAGGCTGTTTGTATTGCTTACCACAAGGCCTATGATGACCCAAAAGGTGATCAGTATGGCTACGAAAATATGTTATTCAATGGACGACTAATCCATATTTGGCGGTCCTTTGATGATCACTTTAAGATCACAAGGGAAGCATACGATGAAGCAATCAAGTAACGATGAAATAGGACACTGGACCTTTTATGGTAACTTTCCCAGTTACTTTGACACCCAAGCCTACATTGGTTTTATTTACTCAATCGAAAACAAGGCTACTAACCAGTTTTACATTGGCAAGAAGCAGATGAGGTTTGGTGGGAAAAAGAAGTCACCTCGCTATAATAAGGAAATGCCTTGGCGCACCTACACAGGTTCTTCTGTACATTTAAACAAGGCTATTAAAGAAATTGGTAAAGGGGATTTCGAGTTTCTGATTATTGACCTCTACAAAACAAAAGGTGGCTTGTACTACGCAGAAGCCTACACTCAAATGATACTTGGTGTTATGACTGAAAAGTTACCTTGTGGTGTGTTACCAAGATTTTATAACGCCCAAATTGCTGCTATCAGATTTGCTCCAAAAGAAGAACTAACAACTAACACTAAGAAATTTATAAGGAACTTTAAAAGGAGGTATCGTTGAGTAGGATTGTAGGACACGAGCCGTGTTCTTTTTGTGGAAGTAATGACAACAGAGCGATTTATGAAGATGGTGGTTCTTACTGTTTTTCTCCGGGCTGCTCTAAACCTTACGGGAAAGGAGAATCTATGAATGAAGACGAAGACCTAGACGCCTTGTTTGCAGACACAAAGTCAAGTAGCCGACAGACAAGTAACAATACAAAGGGGAGTAATCGTACTTGGCTAGTAGATGAAGTAACAAATGATTTTGTTTCTGCAGCAGACCCTAAACGTAAAATACCTAAAGAAATTTACGATTTTTACGGTGTAAAAGTTGGTTATAATAGTTCTGGTGAAGTTACTGAAAAGTACTATCCCTATGATGTTGTTGATAACAAGCCTCAAGGATACAAGATTAGGGTCCTACCGAAGGATTTCAAATCAAGAGGGTCTATTGGTAAAGTATCAACTTTGTTTGGACTAGACAAGTTTAACGGTGGTCGTAAGCTAGTTATTACAGAAGGTGAAGAAGATGCCTGTGCTGTTCAAGCTGCAAGTTATGCTCACTACAAGGTTTTTTATCCGGTAATCTCTCTAAGATCAGCCACAGGACTGAATGACCTAATTGAGGCTCGTGAGAAGATCCGTGAGTATGATGAAGTAATCCTTTGGATGGATAACGATAAGGCTGGTGATATTGCCATGCCTGAGGCCGCTCGTATAATCGGCTTTGACAAGGTGAAGATTGTAAAAAGTAGTGAGAAAGACGCTTCAGACCTCTTCGTTAAAGACAAAAAGGCTGTTATGCAAGCCATATGGCGTGCTGCAGACTACACCCCTGCAGGTATCTTGACTAAGGAAGGTCTCTGGGAACAGCTAAAGGCTTATAACAACTTAGAGTCTATACCTTACCCACCCTTTATGGCAGGCCTCAATGAGAAACTTAAAGGCATGCGATTTGGCGAGATTACCTTGTGGACTTCGGGCACTGGCTCTGGTAAGTCAACACTACTCCGAGAAATTGTTATGCACCTCCTTGAAACTACAGAAGATAAAATTGGTATTATCAGTCTTGAAGAGTCACCAGCAGAAACAACAAGAAAACTAGTTGGAATGTCGCTATTTAAAAACCCTGCTGAAGAAGAACTTACCGATGAAGAACTAGAAACAGGATTTGAGAATGTCTTTGGTAGTGACCGCATTATGTTGCTTGACCACCACGGTACAGCAGCAAACAGTTCTGTTGTCGATCACTTAGAGTTTATGGCTTTGAAAGGTGTTAAATACCTATTTTTAGACCACATTACTCTGCTAGTTGCTGAAGGTGCAGACGGTTTAACTGGAAATGAAGCAACAGATAAAGTCATGGGTGACCTACTACGTGTCGTTAAAAAGCATGACATTTGGTTAGGTCTTATCTCACACCTACGTAAAACCCCTGATAGTAAGGGTAAGTCTTTTGAAGAAGGTAAACTGCCAACTCTAGATGACATTCGTGGCTCTGGTTCTATTAAACAAATTAGTATGGACGTTATTGCTTTTGCAAGGGATGGTGGCTCACCTGATGAAGAAGTTAGAAACACCATTATAACAAAGGTTTTAAAGTGTCGTTATACAGGTTTGACTGGTCCTTCTGGAAGTCTTAGTTACGATTACAAGACAGGCCGCATGACTTCAATAGACAAAGACAATGATTTTGATGAAGATGAAAAGGTAGATTTTTAAATGAACAAAGAGAAATTTTTAATTGCAATGACGACTTCAATTCTCTCTAAGATTGTTATGGGACTCCCTCTGTCAGACTATGACAAAAATTTCATGGCGGGTATCAAGGAAGGTTTTGAGGCTATGACTAAAGAAGAACAGAAAAGCCTAGTGATGTTTTCGGACATTCACCAAGCAGAACTCGAAAAGAAAAAAGGACGGGTTAATTAATGGAATATACGGAACTCACACCTGAGGAAATGCGCCTCTGGAACTATGCAAATAACCTTATTTATGCCAACTTTAAGGCAGACAATGAAGCGGGTGTTACTCGCTTTCTGAATGAGCCGACAATCAAAGCAAAGTTCAATAATGATCAGCGAACTACCCTAATGCAATTCTGGTTGCTAATTACAGGTCTTGATGATGAGGCTTATGCTGGCGAAACGGGGTCAGAAAAATTTGACGCGGCTGAAGACTATGAAGACTACGAGGATGACAAAGAAGAAGATCAAAATTCCCACGACTCCATAAAACCACTTTAAAAACAATAAAAACAAGGAACCACAACCATTATGGATAGCTATCAAAAATTTATTCACCTATCACGATACTCTCGATTTTTAGACACAGAAGGTCGTCGAGAGACTTGGCCAGAAACAGTTAGCCGTGTTATGGGCTTTTGGCGAAAACAAATCGGCAACAACGTTCTAACAGATGCAGAATTCCAGCAAATGGAAGACGCTATCTATAACCTTAAAGTAATGCCTTCAATGCGCTCTATGTGGTCTGCAGGTGATGCTCTTGCTTTGAACCACTTTCGAGGCTACAACTGTGCTTTTGCTGCAGTAGACCACATTCGAGTATTCGATGAAATCCTTTTTATTCTTATGTCAGGAACAGGCTTTGGCTTTTCTATTGAGTCAAAATACGTAAGCAAACTACCGATCATTAACGACAACTTTGTTAAAACTGATCGTATTATCACTATTGGTGATTCCGCTGAAGGCTGGTCTAAAGCACTTCGTAAGCTAATTGCTGATCTATATTTAGGAAACGAACATGAATGGGATTATTCTGAAATTAGGCCCGAAGGCGCTCGACTTAAGACTATGGGTGGAAGAGCTTCTGGTCCGCAACCACTTATGGATCTTTTTGCTTACGTAACTTCTGTATTTAAAGGGGCGGCTGGACGTAAACTTACTACCCAAGAAGTACACGATATTGTATGTAAAGAAGCTGAAATTGTAGTTGTTGGTGGTGTGCGCCGCTCTGCTCTGATTTCTTTGTCTGACTTGGGCGATGTAATTGTCCGTGACTGTAAGAGTGTCTTTAAAGTAGATGAGTATGTCCTTGTCAACGAAACTAATACGCACTGGGAATACGCTCTCACAATGAAGAAGAACCAACCTACAAAGCCGACTTACATGGTTAGCTTTGAAAAGGGTACTTGGGAAGAGTCAGCTAAGTTTGATCTTGAAAACAACAAAACAATCTACTGGAACTTCCTAGAAAAACAACGTGCCTTGTCTAACAACTCTGCTGTTTATGAGTCTAAGCCTTCTATGGCTGTGTTTATGGATGAGTGGGTTGCCTTGATGAAGTCAGGGTCCGGTGAGCGTGGTATCTTTAACCGTGCGGGTGCCAAGGCCTTTACCCCAACACGTCGAGATAGCACTGCTCTTGTTGGTACAAACCCTTGCGCTGAAATTCAACTACGCAACGGTCAACTATGTAACCTTACTGAAGTTGTAGGTCGTGCTGGTGATTCTGTAGAAGATCTTAAAGCAAAAGTCCGTATTGCAGCAATTATTGGAACACTTCAATCTTCCTTGACTGACTTCAAATACGTACGTAAAATTTGGATTAAGAACTGTGAAGAAGAACGTCTCCTTGGTGTTTCTCTAACAGGTATCCAAGACTGCGAGCTGCTACAAAACCCTACGGCGGAACTTCTGAGAGAACTTAAGCAGGTTGCTGTAAACACAAACATTGAGTTTGCTAAGCGTTTAGGTATTAACCCTTCAACAGCAGTAACCACTGTAAAGCCTTCTGGAACAGTATCACAGCTGGTTGACTCTGCTTCGGGTATTCATGGCCGTTTTGCTAAGTTCTACATTCGGTCTGTTCGTCAGGCAAATAGTGATCCTCTCACTCAGATGTTGAAAGATCAAGGTATTCCAAACGAGCCTGATGCGATGAATCCTGAAATGACAACTGTGTTCTACTTCCCAATTAAGGCTCCAAAAGATGCGGTATTTGCAGATGAGCAGGGAGCAATCCAACAGCTTGAGAACTGGAAGATGTACCAAGAACACTGGTCAGAACACTCTGTCTCGGTCACTGTCTACGTCAAGGAACACGAGTGGTTAACCGTGGGTGACTGGGTCTACCAGAACTTTGACTACATCACTGGTGTGTCATTCTTGCCATACTCTGAGCATACCTATCAGCAAGCCCCTTATACTGCTTGTAATGAAGGAGAATACTTGGTAGCTAAAGAACTTATGCCTGATGTTGACTTCTCTCAGCTTGTTAACTATGAGTCTGAGGATAACACTGAAGGTGCTGCTACTTTGGCTTGTGGCGGCGGCGGTTGTGACATCTGATGGTTAAAATGGTTAAAACTATGCTACTTACTGTAGTACTAAATGAGGAACAAGAGGTTTTCGGAGTTTACTCATCCGAGGCCTTAGCAAATGAAATGCTTATGAAGCACATGCTTAGTACCGGAGGTTTAGAGGGTGAAGACGCCAAAATGGAGATTGATGTACTGTTTCACATTGATACCGTAATCCTAGATGATTGAAAAAGCAGTAAACGACAACTACTACCTCGCTTTAAAGGCTGTTCTAAAAGCTAACGACAAAATAAATAACAAAACAGAAAACAAGGAAGAAATCACATGGAAAACCAAGATCAAAACACTGACTCTGTCGCTATTAAAGCTGTAGAGGGCAACCCTGCCTTGGAAGCTGTCATTGATGAAAACGGTCAAACCGTTGTTCTGTCTGTAAAAGATAAACAGCTTCAGATGTTTTCTAAGAACGTTACCTTGGAAGAAGTCATTATTATGCTTACAGTCTCTCTGGAAACCGCTCAAAGTCAGCTAGACTCGGAAGCTGTAGAAGACGCAGAGGAAGTTTAATGTACCTAGTACTTGGACGTGAGAACTGTCCTTTCTGTGATCTTGCTGTTAGTCGCCTTAGGGTAGATGGTAGGAAGTTCAAATACATTGATGTTACAAATAGTGGCAACCTTAGACTTAAAGACTTGCTGACTAAAGACCTTGACTTGAACCAAGTTCCTCAGATCTTTGAGCTTGTTGGGGGTTATGCTGAACTCGTACAAAAACTCTGGGATGAAGAAATTGAGGGACAACTATGACAACTGATACAACACCTAAAAAGAAAGGGCGAGGTCGGCCACGTAAGGTTGTCCTCGTCCCTAAAAAGGATCGCGACAAAAAACCTGAGCCAGAACCTTTTGGCCCAGTACAGGCCGCTAACTTGTTTATTAGTAACCTAGGTGATACAGATGTTGTCTGTGTATTCGGTATTGATCTTTTTACAGAAGAACTTATTGAGCAGCTTTGGGTAAACCCTCATATTTCTAAGATTGTTTGCTCAGACACTTCACCTGAAAAGATTACTGGTATCAACCGCCGAATTTCTGGACGTAGCTTTTCTATGCACCGTTGGTTAGTTTCTCCTGTACCAGACTTCCTTCAAATGCCGAGGTCACTAGTCTGCGCTGTGGCTAAGAAAGATAAAGAAATTGTTGAATCACTAGGTAATCCCACCGTAGACTTCGTAATACTGGAAGAATTGAATGTCGATTAAAGAAGAAGACGTTGAGACCTTTATCCCTTACAACCAGAATAGTGACTATTTCTTTGTTGTTTTTAAAGAGTACTTGAGGGACACTGAGACAAACCAGCTAGACACTATGGTTGTCACCTATGGTAATGTTGAATTTGAGCTTCACTGGGATGACTATGATTGTTACTACAGAGGTTCTATTGTTGACTATAACACTGGAAAAACAATTCAAGGATATATGGTATGAACATTTTTAAACGCTACATGAACTACTTAGTGACATGGCGAAGACACCGAGACACTATCAAACAGCTTAACCGTCTGACTACAGCAGAGCTAAATGATATTGGCCTTAATCGAGGTGACATTGATAGATTGGTTTGGCTAGAAGAAGATAAGGTAGTGCGCGGGAAACAACTTTAATTTTAATGCAGAAATTACTGCCGACTAATGGCTAATCAATTTATTTACAAATATGAAAAGAGAAATAACATGACAACTAACAACACAACTTCACAATCCACTGGCGGCATCGGTTTCTTTGGCCTTCTCGCTGTCCTGTTTATTGGCCTCAAGCTGACTGGCTATATTGCTTGGTCTTGGTGGTGGGTTCTGGCACCCTTGTGGCTCCCTATCTCCATCTTCCTTAGTATCCTCCTTGTTGGTATTATTGTGACTGGTGTTGTAATGGGTGTTGCCTCACTCTTTAGCAAGAACCTGTAAGAATGAAACTGCCACACGTAGCTCAAGAACAAAGAGCAACTCAATGATAAAGGGTAGGTTGTAGGTAAAATCCTACCGTGTGGCTACTAATAACGAGAAGATAAGTGCATCTATAATAGAGAAATCTAAACAAAGGAAAAGCTTATGATTAACGATATAGACAACGCGCCAATACTTTGCATTGTTCGTGGAATTCCCGGATCAGGTAAATCCACTTTTGTAAAAAATTGCAAGCTTGAATGCCTGCACCTTGAGGCTGACATGCTTTGTGTCAAGACTGCTGCTTACCAGTGGGAAGGTAAAAACGTCAAAGAAAACCACGAAACTTGTTTTGAGATTGCTAAGTTGGTTTTCTCTCGTGGTGCTGACCTGTGTATCTCTAACACCTTTACTCAAAAATGGGAGTTTGCCCACTATGTTCACTTGGCTAAATCCCTTGGCTACTATGTAGAAGTTTACCGTATGGATGATGACTTTGGAAACACACACTCTGTACCGGAAGAAATCGTCCAGAAAATGAAGAACCGTTTTGAAGATTATGAAGGAGAAACTATTGTCAAACTTCAGAAATGACATCTGGTTTATTTCAGATACACATTTTCAACACAACAAGATTCTGGAATATTCCTCTTCTCGAAAAGCTGCTTTCAATAACACAAAGCAGATGGACGAGGTGTTAATTGAGAATTGGAACAGTCTAATCAAACCAGAGGATAAGGTTTATCACCTTGGCGATGTTACCTTTGGTAGCCGTAAGAGTTATGCTGAAGACATCCACCCACGTTTGAATGGTAAGAAGCGACTTATTGTGGGCAATCACGATGACATCCGTTTCTTTGAGCAACACAGGTTGTTTCAAAAAATTATGTATTGGCGCGTATTTAAAGATCCCGAATACCCCTTTATCTTTTCCCACGCACCTGTCTTTAAAAGGGAAATTGTTGAGAGAACCGGACAAGAAAATGGAATTAACGTTCATGGCCACTTTCACGATGAGGCTTCTCCTACTACAGACCACTTTTGTGTATGTGTTGAGCAGACTAATTTCAGACCAATGCACATTGAAGAAATCAAACAAAGGACAAACGTATAATGACTAATATTGTACTTGGAAGTAAAGTAAAATTAATTCGTAATCATTCCCTCTCAATTAATAAGGTTGGCTTCGTTGGCTTTGTAACAGAGATTGACTCCTCTACTGAAGGGTGGGGGGTTCGAGTATCAAAAACACAGGTAAATAATACATCATTAGGTAATTTTTCTTCATTATCTGAGCTAGAGCTTGTTGAAGAAAAAACTACAAAATACCACGCAATTCAGAATAAACAAACCGGTGCCTTGTTTGTAGGTCGTAGAGGTACTAGCGTGTTTAACACTAAGTCCGCTGCCACAAACTCCTTCAACTACAAGGCTCAGTGGAACAGGGAAACAAATGTAAAACTCAATGTTAACCCGTTCTGGGAAAGTATTGTTGTTAAGTTGGTAGTTGTAGAAGGGAAATCTTAATGACAAGAGTACTATTCTCACCGGGATTTGGTGCGGGTATTGGTCCTGACTGGAACGATGCACCGAGTTGTGACGACCCTGTATTGGTGGGGCTATATGACCGAGGTGCCTCAAAAGTAGAAGTGGAAGAAGCCTTCCCATAAGCGTATTGGGGTGGATGGGCTAATGTAACACACATTGATGTACCTGAGGGTAGCTGGTGGCGCATTGAAGAATACGATGGCTCTGAAAATGTAGAGGTTATTGATCACCTAGAAAAATCTTCTTACACGCAAGCATAATTAGCAAAGGAATTTACAATGAAATATATTGGTTTTATGTCTCTGGTAAGAGCAAACAAATCAGAAGTCCGAGGTATTGAGGTAGGCACCTGTTATGTCTTCCCAAAGCTTGATGGGACAAACGCCTCTATCTTCTGGGATGAAGAAAACCAGACACTTGGTGCTGGATCACGTCGCCGGAAGCTTTCAGAAGGCGCTGACAACGCGGGTTTCTTTAATCACATGAAGGATCACCCGACAGCCAAAGAGTTAGTCATGAGCTTCCCTACTTGGAATATTTATGGTGAATGGTTAGTACCACACTCACTTAAAACCTATCGTGAAGAGTCTTGGCGTCAATTCTATATCTTTGACGTGTGGGATCAAGATAAAAACCGCTACCTAACTTACGAGGAATACAAAGGCGCACTCCAACCAGTTCTTGAATCTGTATGTTGCTCAGACATCTGTATTATCCCACCAATGGCTATCATTACAAATGGAAACTACACCCGCTTTGAACGTTGTGCCGAAGAGAACACCTACCAGATTGAGGATGGTAAGGGTTGTGGTGAAGGTGTTGTGATTAAGAATTATGAGTTTTTAAACCAGTTTGGGACTACCCCATACGCCAAGCTTGTCACTAACCTATTTAAAGAAGCCAATGCTATTGCCTTTGGGCCTAAAGAAATTAAAGATGAAATGATTGAGCAGTTGATTGCTGAGAAGTACACAACAGCGGCTCGTGTAGAAAAGATCAAGCTTAAAATAGAAGATGAAGTTGGTCCTTGGCATAGTAAGCTAATTCCACGACTTATCAACACAACCTTCCACGATATTATCACAGAAGAAATGTGGGAGATCCTGAAAGACAACAAGAAGCCAACTATCAACTTTGGTTTGCTTCATCGCTATGTAATCATCAGTATCAAAGCTGTTCAGCCGGACTTGTTTTGATATGCACGTTATTTTCAGCAAAGACAAAGAAGGTAACTACTACACTTGGGGTTGGTCTCACAATCTTATACCAAGGAAGTCTATCAAAAGGGATCTTAAGCCAAAGCTATCTAGAAAAGAAATTTTCGGAATCACAGATTTTAGTAGGTTTTATAAGACTAAAACTGAATGCCAAAGCCAATTACCTAAGTGGTAACTGGGTTATTTTAACTTTTACGGAGTAATTACTATGGAAAATTATAAATTTAAGGTAGGCGACAAGGTTATTTTGACAGGAAACTCTTGGGATAGTTCTCAAAACAGTGTAGGTGATGTAGGTTTTATTACTAAAACTGATCCGGGATCCGCTAGAGTTTCATTGACAAATGATTTTCTTGAGCAGGATAACTGGCACCCTAACAGAGATTTTAATCTATACACTGAAGAAGAATACTTTACCATTGACGAACTCAATTTAAACCTTGGTGATGTTATTGAGCACGAGTGTGGTATTAAATATGTGAAGGATGCTAAGGGTTTGAAATCAAACGGGTCTGAGATTTATCTCAGTAAGGGATACACCACAGGTGGGCTAAGCTCCCAAATTAAAGGATTCAAGGTAATTTCAAGAGCAACTGTAAAAAAGGAAGAAAAAACAATGACAAGCAAATTTGTAGAGACAGTAACAATAACTAATAGTTTTGTAAAGGAGTCTATCGATTCCCGAACAAAAGGTAATGCACTTATTAGTATTAAACCCAACAGCACAAATAGCTGTATTGAGTTGGTAATTGGAGCGGAATTTGAAAAACGTCGCGCGCCCTTTTTTACAAAGGATAATTTGGGTAAACTCATTGAAGAGTTGAAAGCAGTACACTCGGTAATGGTTTAACCTAACATCAATAAGGAAACTAAGGTAATGCTGCAGCACAACATTGTAATTTTTTCGATTGACAACGGCGAAAACCCAAACACGGCTTTGCTATTTGAATCAAGTTTTAACAACCACCCGAAACGTTCTAGTAACTTAATACATGCAAACGGTAGTTATGAGGGTACAATAGAAAAGTCTTACATTTGTAACCGTAAAGACTTTAACGAAATTGTTGTAGACTGGGGTTGGGTAAACAATCAGCATTGTGTTCTTGGCGTAACTTCCTGCAACAAAGCCTATGCCCAGCTTGAGTATAGTAGTGGAGACCTTGAGGAGGTTGGCTGTATGCACTCTGTAACAAAAGAGGAGGCACTAAGCTCAATGACGTATACCTATAGACCTGACCTAGATCTTTATTGGGTTGCAAAATTAGGGAACCCTGATAACTCTTTCCGGGAAAGTAAAGCTCGTGTTGATATGGGCTTCTACGTTTAAATAAATAACAAACCCCACATGATTGGAAAACAATGACTAACTTCAACCTAATGTACGCTGCTGACTTTTATAAAGTGTCTCACAAAGCACAGTACCCTGATAACGTTACCAAGGTACACTCAGTACTTGTTGCTCGTGGTGCCAACTACAACGATAACATTTCTAAAGAGGAGTTCCAGTGGTTTGGCTACTCCCTGTTCATTGATAAGCTTCAAACTTGGGCGGAGGACTTTCTTAACTTAAATGGACAACAGGTTGATGATGACCTTGTAGTGTACAAGAAGTTCCTTGACACTCGCCTTGGTGGTGATAACGACGTTTCTCACTGGAAAGGCCTTTGGATGCTGGGTAAGATACCAATCACTATCTGTGCGGTACCTGAGAAGACCATTGCTAAGTTCCAAACACCCCTGCTAACTATTGAAAACACAGACGATCGCTTTGCTTGGCTTCCGGCCTTTATTGAAACAAGTATGTTGGCAAACGTTTGGGGCGTAACAACTGCAGCTAACCGTGCTTGGCACATTCGTAAATCTATTGAAGCAAAGATGGTTGGCTACTCTGAAGAAGAACTTGCTGCTATTGACTTCATGGGCCACGACTTCTCTTACCGTGGCCTGATGGGTGATGAAGCCGCAGCTATGGTTGGTTGTGGACACCTTGCTAACTTTAAGGGTTCTGACACTATTCCTGCTATCCGTAAAATGGAGCAGGTTTATGGTGAGATTACTGGCTTCTCTGTTCCTGCTACTGAACACTCTGTTATGTGTGCTGGTGGTCAGGCCACCGAAGAAGAAACCTACTCACGGATCCTTGACATCTATCCTTCTGGTATTGTTTCTATTGTATCAGACACTTGGGATTACTTTAAGGTTCTTACTGAGACACTCCCCTCCATGAAATATCGTATCATGGCTCGTGAAGGTAAGGTTGTTATTCGTCCTGACTCAGGTGATCCTGTTGAGATTATCTGTGGGGTTGCTTATATTCCAAATCACAAGCCAACAGATGCAGAAAAAGGTTCACTCCGAATCCTTGATGAAGTCTTTGGTCACACTCTTGACTCAGCCGGACTTAAAGTTCTTGACTCACACATTGGTCTGATCTACGGTGATGGTATGAATCAAGAGCGGATTATCACTATGCTTGATACAATGGTTGAACGGGGTTACTCACCACTTAACCTTGTCTTTGGCATTGGTGCCTACACCTACCAGCTTACTACCCGTGATGAGTTGGGTTTTGCCTTTAAAGCTACTGCCGTTGAGATTGATGGTGAGTGGGTAAACATTCAGAAAGACCCTAAAACAGACCAAAGTAAGAAATCTCTTACCGGACGTTTTGTTGGTGGTGATCTTAAGAAGGTATTTTGATATATGGCTATACTGTGTCCCTATTGTGGCAAGGGTCAGGATAACGTTGGAGGTCAAATGCGTTTTGCAGGGTTACGTTGGCACCTCCAATGTTGGATACCTTGGCTAGAAGATAAATTAAATGAAGTAAAGAAAGAAACATGATATGATGAAGACTTTTAATTACTACAAGCGCGGCAAAGGCGAACTCAACACCGAGAACTTCCTTGATTTGGCTGTTCAAGACGCTATTCATGTTCGTCAACTGGATAGTAAAACCTTTGTGTCACTAATGGCACTCCAACTATACAAAAGCCAAAGCTCACGGTGTGCTGCCCGAAAACAGACAGTCTATGTGGAGGGTTATGTAGACCACATGAGAGGGGATAAGGATGAGTTCCCTGTAAGTACTATTTACTCTTATCTTCACTCTTTCGATATTGTCTGCCTTTCTATCCAGCATGAAAGCACAGGGTATATTAAATCAGACATCCTTACTAAGAAAGAAATCCTTGGAGACTTGCCTACCGTAAATACTGACAACGTTCTTTTTATTGGGGCGGATAGCTCTGTACCTAAGTTCTTCCCTCAGGTTGATGGTTTTGCAACTAAAGTAAGAAAGGATGGGAAGGTCACTAGTCTTTCCTTTGACACAGAGCTTAACTTAGATGTGTATGATATTATTATTGTTGATGATCTCCTTGGTGGTGGTGCTACTGTTCAAATGCTTGTTGATATTCTTTTTGATAACGGCTTTGGAGGGGATATCTCCCTTTGGGTTCGGTACAACGAAAATATCCATAAGCCAGAGTTCTTGCGATCTAACTTTGCTGATTGGTACATTGGGGATGAAATTTAATGGAATACATTTTAATAGCTTTAGCTGCGGCCTTTGTTGTTGCCTTGGCTTTCAAAGACGACGACAACGATCGCGACAATTGGAGTAACTGGGAATGAGCTTTGAAGAATGGTTTGAAAACAACAAAGAAGACATAGTAAGTAACTGTGAAAATCGTATGGATGAATACGATGCTGAAGACTGGCTTAGGGAAGCCTTTGACGCTGGTTGGGATAGCTCAAATCAACACTCAGGGAGGTCTGAAGAATGAAGCAGCAAAAACTTGAAAAGCAGCTTGCTGATATCAAGAAACTTTGTGAGTTATCAGCTAAGTACTGGCCAAGTATGGAACACCTTTCTGACGCAATACTAGAAACCTATGAAAATAAAGATAAGGAAACTACATGATTGACAGAGCAAATGGCCGCACACATCGGCTGGCATTAAAGGCTTGCTTACTTGCAAGTGAAGGTAAGAAGGTGACCTTTATTTATGGCAACCACATGGAAATGCAATACATATTTCAGCAAATTATGGATATCAGTTCAACAGTAATGGCAACTTGTAGTATGATGCACCACACGGTTAGGTATCCGGGTGGAGGTTCGATTGACCTTGTTTCTGCCCACAGCTGTCATAAAGGTAAATATTATCCTATCATTATGATGGACGAGCTAAACGGGTTAAATTGGAGACATATTGAAAGGCTCACTAAAACACTTGGCAATCCACACATCACAACTTAAAGGAGTTTCTAAATGACTAATAAAGTAAAGCTGCACGTAGGCTATGTTGGAATTACCCGCAATGGTAAACGCATGGAGATTGATAGTAATAACTATGATCTAGAATACCCCTTTAAGTCAGGTCACTACACTTATCGTAGTAATGGAAATTACTGGAGTAGGAGTACTCGTCTATCCAGCCTTGACATTATGGGGCCTTGGGTAGAAAAGGTAGAAGAAAATAACTCCAACTACAATGATGGTAGCTGGCATTGCTGGAATGGTGGGGAACGCCCTGTTCATAAAGAAACTATCGTTGAAACTATTTTAACCAATGACAACCAACCTGTTAAAGGCCGAGCGGAGAACTTTAGCTGGAATCACGCTATAGACCCGATCCTTGCCTTCCGTGTGGATAAAGAGTATGTTGAACCAGCTAAGCCACAAGAGTTCTGGGTTAGTAATAATGATGGCTATGCACACTATAGCTTAGAAAGTGTACTGAGAGATCCCCTTACTGAAAAGCATGGCTATACACATGTGAGAGAGGTTATGGACGAATGATAACTCCAAAGGTAAACCGTGTTGAGATTATTGACCACGGAGATCACAACAATACTGAAACTAACCGTACCTACATGAACTATGAATGCCATAACGTAGGTGTCGTCCTACAAGATGATGGTTACACCTTGAAAATATTCCTAAACACAAACACACAAACTAAAGCTCTAGGAGAGTAACACTATGAAATCACTATTTAAAAAATCCTTCCTTGCAATTTTCGCCCTTGTGGGTGTTCTTAGCCTGTCAGCCTGTGTTGATGATGCTTCAATGGCTTCGGCTAACCTATCACGAGCAGCCGACATGTTCGAGATTGAACGTAAAATTGTGTTCTACAATGGTATTACTGATGAGTACATTGCTGTTATTGAGGGTCGCTGTTCTATCCAGCCTATTTCCGGTCGTCTTGAGGTCACTTGTAAGACTGGCGAGAATGAATTTGAGAAGCACTTCCTTGGTATTTCAGATAACGTCACCTA